CCATAGCAGTTACATTGGCAGAAGTTGCCAATAAATCCATATCGGTTACGATTGCTGAAGTACCTAATATTGCTAAATCTGCTACTGCATCAGAAGTACCTAATAATCCTATTTCAGTAGCTTTTCCAGCAACAGCTCCTATATCAGCAGAATCTGCAGCAACAGCAGTTACATTTGAGGCTATTCCAGCCACAGTCGATACATTACTTGCTATCCCACTTACTGTCGAAATTTCACTAGCAATTCCAGCTACAGTTGATACATCAGTTATTGATTGACTAAACTCTAAAGCATCCCCATCCGAATTAACGGATAAAATTTTATTCGCTACTAATTCAGGAAATGTTAAACCGTAAGCAGTTGATGTACTTGATTTAGCTTGGATAGTATAATTAAAATCTCTTTCATTTTGTTGCATCATAGCAACAATTTTATCTAATTCTGTATTAAGTGTTTCTACTGAAAACTGTCCTGAAGCTGGAAAGTCAGAACTTCTTGCAATAGGTAAATCTCTATAAATTGTATATTTATGACCAGCAGTTGCTCCACCACCTAAAGTAATTGAACCACCACCAGTTTCTCCAGCGCCTGAAACTGAATATTGTGTAGCACTAGAAGGACTAGCTGCATAAGTTAAAGTTGTATCAGTAGTACCTACTGTTTTAATAACTTTAATATCAGTGGCATTAAAAAACTCAAACGGAACTGTAAATGCTGTTTGAGAACCACTAGCAGTATATTGTACTCTAGGACTTGTATCTGATATTGTAATACTTGCCATTTATCTTAAACCTTTTTCTACTTGATCGAACAAACTGTCCAAATACCATACATTTTGGAAAGGAATTAATCTACGCACATTCTTTGCTGTGTAGTGATTATGAGTTCCTGTTCCCCAATCCCACATAATATCTGATATGTTAGCAATCTGTGAAGAAGTAGGACCAAATAGACCGAAACCTTGCATAGCGTTTTTACTTGTCCAACTACTATAAGGCTTTCCAGCTCCTAAAGCTGGTCGCATACCAATCTTATTATCTGTCATTCTTTCTAAAACATTATTTAAATCAGAAAAAATACCAGCAATTCCACTTCTATCAAAAGCATCTACTATTTTTTGACCAAATGGTTTTTTACTATAATCTCTATTAAATGCTCTTTGTCTAATTGAATCTACCATAGCTCCAGCAGCCAATAACATTAATACACCACCAAAGAACGAAGCATCTCTTTCTTGCATACCTCTTAACAACATTCTTTGTGTTGCTGCTGCAGCAAATTTTTTAAACTGAACTATTACTCCACCCATTTCTTTATTAAACCATAATGGAACTTCTCCTTTTCCGGGAGTAACAATAGTAATATTAATATCTTTTCCTAAAGCATCATGAAATATATCAGAATATTGTTTAGCACCATCATCCCAAAATTCTGTATTAGCAATTCTTACTTGATCCCAGTCAGCTTTATTTGCTCCTTTACCTAATCCATGTTTTTGATATTGCGCCCATATTTGTTTAGCAGAATCTTCATCAATACCAGCATTTAATAATTTAGCTTTATTGTTTTTAGATATTTTACCTTTAACTACCCAATTTTCTATTTCTTCTAAAATACGAGTACCATTAACAGCACTTGCCCAACTTTTCATTAAAGTATTCCACGGGTTCATTAAATTAATATAAGTAAAATACATATTACCAGTACGACTAATTCCTTTTTCTAATTTATTAAAAACACCAAAAGAGTTTTCTAAATCATACATAGACATAGCTCTTGATCCAAGAACCATATCTAATGCTTCTCCTGATAAGTATGCTTGATTACGAGAAAGTTTTAAAACTTCTGTTCCATAAACTTTAGTCATCATATCCCATGATGTTCTAAATCCTCTATTAATTCCTGAAGTCATTAAGATACGAGCAATATCAGGAACTGCAGCTAAAGCTCCAGTAAGCATAGTCATAGAATTAAATAATTTTGCCATACGAACACCTCTACTAAATGCTCTTTGAGGATTATCAGGTAATCCATATGTTCCACGCAATAAATCTCTACTAGCTTCTAAATCTTCTATTACTTGTGCTTTTTCTTTTTTTAATTTTTTAATTTTATTTTTATTAGTAGTGGCTTTAATCATTTCATCATATTCTTCTTCTACTTGTTTTAATCCTTGAGAAAGAGTACCATCAGGTTTCCAACGAGTACCACTCATCATTGGATCACCAAATACTTTTGTTAATTCAATATCAGGAGCAACAGAATTAAAATATAATCTTTGAAGCACAAACATATCAGTTTCAATAAATCCTTTTTCTGCTAATAAAAATTCATCTTCTTTTGTTAGTTTTAATTCTCTAGCTCTAAAATTTCTTGCAATATTAATATTATTAGTTTTGTCAAAACGAACATAAGGTTGAGCAGTTTTTAAAGATTCTAATATTTTTTCTATTGCTTTATCACTTAATTCAGGATTTTTTGCTCTAATCATAGGAACAACTAAATCTTTAAATTCATCCCATCTTGATTCTAATTGATCTCTTAACCAAACTCTATTAACATAATCTTTAGCTAGAGAACCATTCTTTTCCATATAAGCTAATTTTTCTTGTAATTGACTTATTCCATCTTTCATATTAGCTTTTTCTTTCATTGATAATTTATGTCTTTTTCCATTTTTCATAATCCATCCTCTTTTAAGAATAGATTGTTGAATATTAATTTGTGTTTCTAAATACATGACAGGAATACCTAATTCATCATATTCTTTACCTAAAGAGTAAATATACTTTTCAGAAACTTCTGCAGCTTTAACTACTTCTTCAGGAACATCTCTTGTACTACCAATTCTTCTACCCCAAATTTCTTTTTTAAATTGATTAAAAGTTAAAAATCCTTCTTCTTCTTTTTGCATATATAAACCCATTCTAGTTTTAGGAACTTTTTTCTTTATCCTTTGTAAGTATTGTTTATATAAATCTTCAATTTCTGTTTCAGCTTTAAATACTTGAACTTTTCTTCTAGCTATTGTTCTTTCTATTGTTCTATTACTAGCAACATTTTTAAAGTTTTTAACTTGATATAATGGATTTTCTAAAACTTTAGTTATTGTTTCTTTTGCTAACAAAGAACTACCTCTTAATGTTCTTAGTATAGGAGTCCACGGACCACTTTCTCCTAGCCAACCAAATCCTGTTTTAGCTATCTTTTCCATTTCATTTAATTCTTCTTCAGAAAATACTTTTCTTATTTCAGCAGCACCTACTGTACTTTTTCCAAAAGGATCATTAGAATCTTTTATATTTTTTTTAATAGAATTAGGTGTTTTAAAAGTAGTAGAAGCAGAATCACTAATAGCATCATCAAGCCAATCATACTTGTCAGCTTTTTTATCAAATTTTAAAAATAATTTTTTTGCCATTGGATTCTTATTAGCTATACCCGGAAATAGTGATGGTAAAATAAAACCACCAGCAGTAATAAAACTAGATTCAGTTAATGTTCTTGATTTATCTAATTTTCTTTTAACCATTTCTTCACTACCTAAAGCTAAACCAACCTTACTTCC